ATTGCGACCGTCAACAGGTAACGCGCCTTGCATAATGCGCACCTTTGTACCGTCAGCAACTACCGCTGTTTCATCGTAAGTTACTGCTATGCCACTGATTGAGCGGCGCGGTAATTCCCCGACCGCACCTGCGTCAACCGTGATCTGTGAAGGGGTTAAACGGATCATGACTGCGACACTACATCAACTGTGTCAGGCATTTGTGCATCATCACGATTTGTTAGCGAGTACTCGCCAGTCAAATAATCCTCTACATCAAATTCGACATAAGTGCCGTTAGGCAAAACATTATTTTGTGACAATGTGCCAGCAATGCAGTCCGCGTAGGCGCGCACACCAAATGTCCACAAATCCATGCGAGACTCAGCGCTCGACTGATACGAGTACGAGCCGACACTGATGCCTGCAAGGTATGGCGGTATGTTGCAAAGTCGCGCCATTTCCATTGCCTGAAACTCTGCCGAGTCAATAAGCAACATCTTGTCAGGGCTAGTCAATGTCTCAGTGTAGGTAACAAATTCGTTAAGCGCTGCAGTCTGATTAGTTTCGCGCGCATGATTAAACGATGCTGCAAGATCAGCCAACTCTTGACCGCTCAAAGGCTCGCCACCAGTCTGACGCAAAATACCTGCAGGGATTGCGCTACTGCTATTGCGATAGCGCGCTGCCTCAAGTTTTAGCGCTGTCGCTACAGCCTGAGTTGACTGGTACACAATGCCTTGTATTGGCGACAAGAATTGCACAACATCATTCGGGTCTAATTCTGCACCTTGAAACACAATTTGTTTTGATGGCGCAAACCACACTGGGCCAGCCTGATCTAATGTCTGCACCATTGCTGCAGGTAGTCGAGTAAACGATGCTGGGAATCCGTCAGCGGTACGACTAGTTATGTACCAGAATGCGCGCCCATAAAAAAATAGGTCATCAAATGTCCAAGCCATAATAAAATTGTTTGGCAATGTTGGGTCAATCTTGCGTAACCAAGTGCGTGGGGCCTGAGGCAACTTTTCCATTTCGTCACCATTCCAAATTAACGAAAATTGTTTAAGCGACATGCAGCCGAGAACTGATGCCATGAGATCGCGCGCTCGAGAAACTGTTGGCACACTCATTGCCTTATTGCGTGACTCGCCCTCAACATACGAGTAGTACTGACCGATCATGCCAGCGCCACCGTTATTAGATGACTGGTAATAACTACCAGCAGCTGCAGCTTTAGACGCTGGTTGCGCGTTTGCAGTTTTAGTAATTTTGTCTGCAATAAATTCAATCAAAGTTTTAGCCATGCTGTAAGTATGCCACTGCAACTAGCGCGCGTGTTGTATTAGGTGCTGGCCGCAAACAGACCGAGAAAGCAGGTAAACAGCCAGCCACCCAACAAACAGATTAGCGTGACGCGACCACGATCATAGGTTTACCGCTAGATGTTGGGCGACTGGCAAGCGCTGCAGCCCACACCATGCACCGAGCCAACTCGATAGGCCCCGGCGATCTTTGACTAGATAGAGCAATGCTGTTTTGTGACCGTACCGCTACCGCGCGCTGCACATGCTCTGCCAACATTTCCTCGCCAGTGTGCACAATAAGTTTCTCACCAATCATTGCTTTTATGCGTGGCGTAAATTTTAATATCTCGCCGTAACCGACAACAATTCTTTTCTGTTCAAGTCTTACAGGCCAGTGCAAATCTATAGTCGGCGTAATTGCAAACCTTACCCCACCGATGTTGCACAATCTGTCAACCTCTGCAAGCACCTGATCAAATGTGTCAACAACAAACTCGACTGTTACCGCTGTGCGATGATCAGGCAACACAACACACCTGACACCAAAATATCTAGCGTCATCTAGCGAGCACTCAATAGCAACAGTCCCACCGTCAGGTATCGGGTCTGTGTAATGCAACTGAGGCCACACACCCGGCTGTATCCATGCTTTATCGCTGGCAACCCACAAGTTACAACTGGCGCGCAAAAATGAGGCTCGATCAGGGTTCTCAGATTCTGCCTCAATAGTTTTCATTGTCAGTGTTGTACCAAGTGCAGGATTTGACCACACCCAAGACGCTGGGTCTAGCGGTGACATGTCTGGCGGTGGTGACCATTCTGCAAAATAAAAACTTGAGTTTTGTTTTGTGTCGATAGCGCGCAAACCTTGCTCACGCCATTTAAGCATCGCGGTACTTGCCTCTGTCCCAGCAGTTGACCAGAGTGACAACAGCGGTGATTGTTTAGCGCGTTGTGCAGGCAGTAAACCACCATCAATGACCTCACGAGAAATATCCCACATTTCGTCAGCCACAATCAGATCACAACTCATACCGTGACCAACCGAGTGATTAGCGGCGCGCACAAACCATTTACTCCCGTCAGGCATAGTCACCGCATTGCGACCGTAAGACTTCATCAAGTCAGCGTTAAAATACTTTTTTAATATCGGCGACAAATTATCAAACAACATAACTGCCAAGTCAAGTCTGTGAGCCGTAGTTAACACCGTTTGTTTAAGCCCACGCACCTTAGGCATTTCAGTAAGCCACCAGCCGACAAGCGCCATCAAAGCAACCGTCTTACCGTTCTGCCTCGCAGTAGAAATTAACGAAACACGATTAACAAGATCAGTCTGGTCATCAAATAGCAGCTGACCCTCAAGCGCTCGACACTGCCAAGGCATTAACTCAACTTGCAGGTACTGCCTAGCAAATTCCCTAACACCGTCAAGGAATGAACCTGAGTGATCAGGCCACGCAGTCTCTAGTCGAGGCTGGTCTTTGCCAGTTACCGCCAGTCCTGGCTGGTTTACCCCATCGGGGATAATCCTGACTTGGGTCGGGGTGAATTCCGTTTGCTCATAAAAAACCGATTTTGTTTTTTGTTTTATTTCTATTCCGTGATCTCTTAATGCGTCTGCCCGTACTGTTTGTCTGTTGTTGTTTCGTTGTGCAACATATAGGTGACCGAGTTTGTTATTGCATGGTGCACAGATACCGCGCAAATTTTCTAACTCATGTCCACCACCTGCGTCTATTGGTGTGATGTGATCTACTTGTGTTGACTTGGCTTTGTTGCACACTGTGCACACTGGTTGTTCTCTAAGTACTACCCCCCTGTTTTTTAGGTACCTGGGGTCTTTGTGTTGTTTGCTCATAGGGCTAGCGCCTTCGCAGGCTCAGTTGCTGTCGTTTGTGGTTGGTGATGTTTCATTACCGCCTCGATCTGTTGTGTTTGTTTTGTTTTCAATGTTACTCGTGTGCCGTTTAGACCTAGTGCGATAACCCCCCATGCGCTGCCTTCAATCGCATTCCCATAACTGTTATCTATTTGCCTGACCCCGTGTTGCCACATAGATCATCTACCCACGCTTTCCGTGTGTTACCAGTCAGCGTTGCACCGCTGTAGGTCGTGCCAGTCATTAGTTTTCGGTATGTCAACGGTATGTTAAGTCTGCAACGACTCAATCACTTGTGATGCCTCTTGTTTTGTTAATGCTTCAATGCTTGAGTATTTGTTATCTAACACTTTGTTTATGTATGGCATCAGTTCTGTTGTGCCAATCTTTTTCTCAAATGCCAGTGCGCGTATCATTCCGCGCTGCTTAAGTGATGCATATTGTTTTGTGTCTGTTGTGTCGCCAAATGGTTGCTCTAGGTCTGCTCGAATGGGTGTGACCTCAGCGATTGGTGATGGCTGGCGCGCCTGTACCTCATTGCGTGAGGCTATTGACTTGCCTATGCCCATGCCGAGAAATCCAAGCGCCCTGCCTAAGCAGCTCGTGCTGGCATTCATCATCTCACTACCTTTTGTATATGGGGTCTTACCCGGTATTGGTTCCCAGCAGTAGGCAACAGTTGGCATTAAGTCGTCTGTGTCGCGCCACACGGTACAACTGATCTCTACATACTGTTGACTATCTACTGTGACGATTACTGGTCTTGTCTCCTGTATGCGTAGATTAGGCCAACGCTTCAACGCCTCAGCTAATCGAGTCGGTACATCTACATAGTCGCCTAAGTTAAATGCGTTCATGACATCCACGCAACACATGCGTTCAGTAACTGACTGCTAATTTTTATGTCGTCTTGCAGTTTGTCAATGTGCTCTTGCAGTACTTCGTTTTGTTTGCGCGCAATTATTAACTGCTCTATCAAGTAATTGTTTGTACTTTCTGCTTCGTTAAATTCTGTCATGATCTCTCGTCTAAGTTTTGTTCTGTCAAGAATTTGAGTAGGGCTGTCAATTCTTTTAATCGTTCTGTTAGTTCTGCGTTTTCTGCTTTTAGTGCGTCACGCTCTCGCGCTAT